GGGGTATTGGTCCTATGGGGCCATATCCTCGAAAGTCGGATCTGTTGAAACGGATTCGAGGAAGTGCCAACTCTTGTACTGACCGTTTTGGAAAACGGGAGGGAAGAGACCTGCCTCGGCTAGGACCGCCGCTATTCCGTCTGGTGAACGATAGACGGGTCGCTTGCGTCGAAGAACAGACACAAGCCGCGGGATGATTGCCGGTGAGAGCAGGGATTGAGAGAGGTGAGCGCTTCTGGGAACGCGCAGTATGTGCGCAAAGATGCGTCGGGCCCGAGCGTCGAAATGCTCGGGATCGCGAAGGAGGAAGTAGAGGTCGGCGCCGCCGAAGCGATAGGCTTTGCCATCGCGACGTCGGTTGCGAACCTGAGCGACGATCTGTCGCAGAGGTTTCTCCTCAGGCTTGGGCCGGATAAGGGTTGTGCTGCGGCGAACCATCGCAGCCATAATGGTACCTGTCAGTTCATTCAGGTTCACCCCCTTTCTAGGGTCCACACGAGGGAGCTCTCGGAGCTGTTGATTCAGAGCTCTGAGGTCCTCATCCTCCACACCGCGAACGTGGGTCATCCCGCCTTTACGAATAAAGGTGTGGATCAAGTCGGTCCAACGGGTGTCTTTTGCGTTGAGAGGGCCGCCATCACCGCCTAGAAAGGCGGGACCGCAGGGCAGATCATGGACACGAGTAACACGTAGCGTGTGCTCGACAAGGGAGCGGATGGGTTTGGGTAAGGGCTGTGCTAGACTGGCAGTCAAACCCGAGCGGACGGCGATCAAGCCGGTGCGCCCAGGTCGTTCCTTGAGTTTGGCAGCAGATGCTTGCCGGATTCCCATGAGGTATGCTCCTCTGGCCTTATGGTCGGAGGTCCTAGTGATGAGCTGCTCGCAAAAGACGCCTCGGGATTGGGAGACAAAGGACTTCGGTACGTTTAGACGTAGCCCAAAGATGTCCATAGCGTGTGCGTACGCGGCTATGCGCTGCCTAGACCAGAGGGCACTAAGATCGTCCCCGCAAATTGCGAAGGATCGGTCCTCTAGTGGCTTAAAGGTGGCGCCTTGTATAGCTGCGAACGCGTTGACGACGGACAATACCGTCCACGTTACTCCTAATCCGAGGAGAATCCCCGAAGATGTCCGCTTGCCCGGTTGCTGAAGCAACTGGGGGCCCACGAGGGAGAGGGTCGCGACTCTTTTCTGCTTGTCCCAGCCCAAAGCATCCGCGATTCCTTCGATGACGGCTTCAGCCAGGTCGAAGCGTATGAGGTCCGTAGCAGCCGAAAGGTCGGCGCTATAGACGAACTTCTCTTGTTCTTGAGAGTTCTTTAACTCAGCTTCAGTCCCTGTAAGCCCAGAACGGAACCAAGGATGTTTGGCAAGCAGTCGAACCGTCTCTCCAGAAATCGCCCGTCCGAAATGAACCTGTGCGGCGTCGTGGATCGTTGCGACGCGCACCTTGCCTGTCTCTAAAATGGCAACAGGTTTAAAGTAGGCCCGATTACGGTGTGGCGAGTTCAGGAGAGCTTGGCAGGCCTGGAATAGATCCGACGGACCTGGAGTCTCGGGCCAAGGAAGTTCTGCTTCCGCGGCTCGTCTGCGACCTTTAGCCCCGTACGTTCTCGTACGGAGGTTACACTCCCGACGCTCTGCGTACAACGCGGCAAGTTCGTGCTTTGTGCCTCCCTTCTGTCTTGTCGACTTGACAGAAGCGGTTTGTGCCGGATATGGCGCAAGGGGCCCCGGAGATGGATGTTTCTTGTTAAGCTCACTGAACAAGAGCCCCGTGAATTCTGTTAGTTTTCGCAGAATTCTTTCATCCGTCTTGACCGTAGGTGCCGTCCAGAGTTCGATTTTCTGGGCAACCTCCTTTTGGAACTTGTAACGCAAGTCGAAAGGTACCGCTCGCGAGAGGGAGGATGCAGAGAAGAGTCGAATGGGGTCGGTAATACGATCATGTATATGCCGGCGATGGTCGTTGCTGGGGGGTTTAACCCCCATGGCTCTGCAACGCCACCCATGAGACACATCTTTGACAGCACGGACGCCGTTCCACGTGAGGAGTGAGAGGAAGCGTAGGAAATCTGCGACTCGTCGCTTATTACCCGCACCGGATAGAGAGAGTTTCCCATGGACGAGAGTATAAGCAGCGTAGATGGATGCGAATGCTTTGTTAACTGCAATCGCGTTAGCCTTGAACATGGCTACGTTCCACCGCTGCGACGCCTCTCGTCGTAACTCTCTAGACCACCCGGCTCGCTTCATGACCGCACCCACGTGTTTGCGCGTTCCCCATCGACTGGCACGCTCTATCAGAGCTATCCCAGTCAAGGTCTTCCGAGATATTAAGTGCCCTTGGGCACCCAACTCTTTAGCAAGGACGACCAGTTGAGCTGCATTGGCAGCGACTGGACCGCACCTACTGGAAGACCCACCCCGCGTCTCTTTGATCAGAGAGGGAACGCACTGTCGCGACTGTTTTCC